ATAATTTCTTATATTCATTTTCTCCTAATATCTTTTGAAAGCGATTAACCAAATATGGAATATCAAAGTATTTTACATTCCAACCAGTAATAACATCTGGACATTTATCAATCCACATTTCTAGAAATTTCTTACATAAAGTGTATTCATCTTTACATTTGATGTAGATTTCATCACCATTAGGTTTATAGTCTCCACAACCAAATACAATCATGTGGCCACCAATAAACTTAGTAGCAATTGCGGTAATGGGTTCAGTTGCTCGATATGGGTCTGGAAATCCATTTTCAGAACCAACCTCGATATCAATAGATGCTATTGAGATTTTAGATTGGTCCCAATCCACCATTCCTTTGTGAGTATCTGCAATAAATGAATATTGATAATTTGTATTACCAAAAATCTTAAAGTTTTCAACATCATCATATTGTTTGGTGAATTCTCTTGCTTCTTTCATATCACCAAACTTGATGGGTTCTAGATATTCCCCTTGTAGATTAGTAAAGTTTGATATCTTTTTTGATGGCACATATAATGTAGGTGAATATTCAATTTTAGTTTTAACTCTTTTACCTTGTTTAACTCCACGGTAAAGAATATATTTACCGGAAGTTTGTACATTTGTATAAAACGATTGTGTCATATTACTCCGTAAGTATGCTTTGAGTAGGAACAATTAATCCCGACCCGAAGATTTGATTATAATTAGACACAAAATCTTCTGCAGGTTCATATGAATATACAATATGAGATTTATCAAAAGAAATTTTAGAACCTGATTCTTGTTTTGAGTGTAATGGAAATGGTGCAAATCCTACACTTGGTTGTCCATTTTGACCTCGAACAATTTGAATTGCTACTGGATTTGTTAATATCATAGACATTGCACCGGCCTCTAATTCTCCAAGAACATCTTCGCCCGTTACCAATTTAAGTGCTATTACATGCATGTTTTTCTCCAATAATTATTATTAATAAGTAACCATTATATCGTATAATAGTGTTTGTGTCAAGTATATTACTCGCATAAAAAACCCCACATCATGTGTGGGGTAAATATTTTAGTGTATTGTGATTTTATTTATTCATTACATACATCGTAACTTCAAAACCAAAACGCATTTCAGTAACTGCTGGTATTGTCCACATGATAAATCTCCTATAGGTTAAATAAGTATTACTTATATACTTATATTATTTTCTATATTTTTATGTTGATATAATCATGATGTTTACCTAATAAAAATCATTAATCCCATAGATCACGATAGTACTTACCGAATAATTCTAAGCCTTCCTGTATTTGTTCATGTACTTTTTGCATAGCTGCATAATCGCAAACATATGTTCCTGTCCAGCCTGGTTCACCTAACTCTATATTACTGTCAAATTCTCCAGAACAAAATTCTTTTTCCCAGTCACTTTTATCTACTATATGCTCAAAAGAGAAAATCATCTTATCTAAGACGGCATCCCACTCTGACATAGCTTTATCTTGGAGTTCTTGATTAGTTTCATAGAACTCAAAAGATTGTTGTAGTTTCCATACTTCGCCACCAGTTTCAGCAAAAGCACTTGGTACTCCATGCTTAGTAGATTTAAACTGAATAAGCATTGGTAAAATAATGTTAGCTAAAGTACTATCCATATTCCAAGTATCATACTTATCTACTTGTACATAGTTTATTCGTGGGTGAACTACATCTAATACTTTTTTAACTGCTTCTGAAATAGGACCGAGCACATTTACTATCTTTTTAGTATATGTGTTATCATAATCTATTTCTTTCCAAAATATAACTTTCTCCAAAATAGTATATGGAGAAAGCCAGTGGTCTCTATAATTGCTTAAATAAACTTTCATTTTACCCTCATTATAAATTGGTTGCGGAGGACAGATTCGAACTGCCGATCTTCGGGTTATGAGCCCGACGGGTTGCCACTTCCCCACCCCGCCTAATTGGGTGCTCTGACGCTCATGCCCTTTAATTCCCCGACTGTAATTTTGTCGGCTCCACAAGGTTGATCACTTGCCGTTCTCGGATTGCCACCGCTAGTTTGGTAAGACTAGAACCACACTTGAGTCACGAACTCACTTCTCCTTCTTGCGTGTCACATTATCCATTGATTAGATGGAACGTCCTGGAGCGAAGTATTGGATTTGCACCAATCTAATAAGTTGGACACCTATTATATTCTACAATCCTTCGCAAAACTGGAGCGGGATATCAGAATCGAACTGATGACTCTAGTTTGGAAAACTAGGGTAATACCATTTTACGAATCCCGCATTACTTGGAGCGGTGTAACTGCTATGCTCAGATAACAAGAGGGGGTACCCCAAGTCGTACTATTACACACCGCAAAACTTTTTAATCTTCAAATATACCTACAACATCTTTTTCATTAATAATATATAGGTCTTGGCCATCGATTGATGTTTTTGATGTATGTACCCAATCAATTAACAATTCATCACCTACTTTAATATCTTCAACATCATCAGCAATTGAAATTACTTTTGCTCTATCAACATCAGCAACGCCAGAAGTCAATATAAGACCTGATGCTGTTGTTTTACTATTTTCGAGTTTAATTACAGAAATCTTACCTTTAATTGGTTTTATCATCTTTATTCCATTTCGATTATATAAGTATAATTATAACACATGTATTTGATATTGGCAAGCAATTATCGTTTATATCTTTCATTTAACATTTCTAGGACTCATATCTAAATAAAAAATATTCAATTACATCTCAGTATAAATGGTGTGCCTGAAGGATTACGATACCTTGACCTAACGATTATGAGTCGTTCGCTCTTCCTCTGAGCTACAGGCACAGTTAAATTTTGGTACGCCTGCCAGGAGTCGAACCCGGAATAAAGGAGTAGAAATCCCATGTGATATCCATTTCACCACAAGCGCATTGTTAATCAATAGAAACCATTATATAATAATAATGGCTTCTTGTCAAGTTTTATTTAATTTCTACTTTTTTGTCTTTTTTATATTCAGGAATAACATTTTCAAAGAAAATTCTAAGAATACCATCTTCATATTTGGCTAATTTCAGTTCTACTGTGTCTGCCATTGTAATAGTTTTGGTAAATGATTTAGAACTTATACCTTTATGTAGATATTCAATGTTACTTTCAAATTCTGATTCTTCAGTAGAAAGTACCTTTGCCCCCTTAATTATTAAAGAATCTTTGGTGATAGTAATATCAATTTCTTTTTTTGAAAATCCTGCGACTGCCAATTCGACAACGTAGTTATATTCATCCAATTTAATGATATTATGAGGTGGATATTTTTCTTGACTTGGATCTTGGTCATTTAATAGAGTTTCAATTTTATCAAACATGGATTTATACCCCAAGGTTGAATTTAAAATTGAATGTTGGATTGGCCCAAAGTTGATGCGACCTGTTGCTATATTTGTCATACTATTTCTCCCGTAGCGAGTTTATTATAAAAAATCTACCCCGAAGGCATAGACATTAAGGCTGGAACTTCAACGAGATACAGGCTCTCAGTTCCGAATTCTTTCCTGTATTGAATCTTTATTTATCCAAATTCTCTAACTATATCTAGAATGTTTTGGCAATTTTGACTTTAAATATTCCATTTGGTCAGCAATTACATTTCTATTTTGTAAAATGAAGTGTTCCCACCGACATGGTTTATATGGAAGATATAATAACATCATATTTGCTTCTTCAGGTGTTTTATTTGCTTTGTGCATATTGCATGATTTGCAAGCAGACACCGAATTTTCCCAAGCATTTGAACCACCTCTACTACTAGGATATACATGGTCTCTAGTTAAATTTTTAGGGTCAAATTCATCTCCACAATAAGCACACATACAATGGTCTCTACGGAATAATAAATGATTTCCGTGTGTATTAATTGTTGCCTTTGTGTAAACTTGTTTAGTTTCACCTTTAACAGCAATAATAGATTTAATTGTGATTAAAGATTGATGGCCAGCATTTTGAAATCCACCATGGAAGATATCAAGGTCATCACCTAAATCCCAAATTACTTTATTGGAAGCATAGTAATGGACAGCTTCTTCTGGAGAAAGCCATTTAAATGGGTTTCCTGCAATGTCTAATCCTAATACTTGATATTCCATGATAATTCCAATGTTTAAATTTAGATGTAATATTATTTATATTGGTGCGCCACGAGGGATTCGAACCCACGATAAATGCCGTATGAGGACATCGCATTAAACCACTATGCTACTTTTCTATTGATTTTATCAACTCTTTTTTCATAATATAATATCCGAAATTATTAGGGGTGACCTACGGGACTCGAACCCGCACTACCAGCTTCACAGGCTAGGATGCTTACCAATTACATTAAAGTCACACCTAATAATTCTAAATGGCCTAGTTGGAGAGATTTGAACTCCCATCGTGCAGATTTGGAGGCTGCTGTAATGCCGTTATACTACAACTAGGTAAAACATGGAACCAGTTGAGGGAATCAAACCCTCTTACATCGTTTTGCAGACGAGTGCCTATATCAACTGGCTCAACTGGCATTATTCCATTGGAAATAATTCTTTAAATTTCTCTTTCATTATTTCCACTAATTTAGGATTCCGATAATCATAGGCATCTTCAATCTCTAAATTTAAAACTTGTTTGTAATCATATTCATACATTCCTGTCATGTCTTTGGCAAGTATGTTTTGCATTTCATTGACAAATTTTACTTGGTCAGAATCCATACAAACAATCACATCAGCCCATGCTACTAATGATTCAGTAACAGGAACTATTGCATATTCTTTGCTAGTTCCAGCACAACGAGTGTTAAAGTTCCAAGGCTCACTACTAAGTATATGAGCAGCAGTAGGACTCCGAAGGCAACCTGCGCTGCATACTGTAAGGACTTTCTTGTGCTTTCCTTGATATGCATTAAATAATACTCCTAATTGATTTGCTTTTATCATAATATATTCCTTAAAATTGGTGAACCCCCTCGGTTCCGACCCGAGCTCTCAAGCTTTTCAGACTTGCACCATCACCAGATTGGTCTGAGGTTCATATTGGTACTCGGAGAAAGAATCGAACTTTCATTTAGCGATTATCAGTCGCTTGTTCTAAACCGTTGAACTACCCGAGTATTAAATTTGGTACCCTGTGAGAGATTCGAACTCCCAACCTTTGGCTTCGTAAACCATTGCACTAGTCCATTGTGCTAACAGGGCAAAATAAATTTGTAGGCAGGTGCGGTGTCTACTACTAAGGGTTCCATACCTTTTCGCTTCCCATGCTCCTTTTACTTTCCTTACCCACAAAACTGGCGACTTGTGAGGGAATCGAACCCTCATAGCAGGATAGACAATCCCGTGTAATAATCATTATACGAATCGGCCTAATTGGTGCCTTGTGTCTGATTTGAACAGACGACCTATCGCTTACAAGGCGATTGCACTAGCCACTGTGCTAACAAGGCATATTGAAATAATTTTGGAAGTACACTAATTTACAATATTCACTACTATACAGAAGATATTATTTTTTGGCAAGAATTATTTAACATTATTTCATTAGTTGTATTGTCTTGTTATGGATAACAATAACCCTATTATCGTTTGCTTTTATTGATGAACTCTTATACAGAATACCCGTCGGTATTTTATTCTGCTTTCGTTTCAAACAACTCGTTACATGTGCCTGCAGACATTGATGTAAGTGAGAGTGCATTACTCAAGTGAACACTGAGTTTTTCCAAAACAATACAACTAATGGTACTCAGTAATGGATTCGAACCATTCACCTACTGCTTGTAAGGCAGCCGCTCTACCAAATGAGCTAACCGAGTATTGGAGCGGATAATGAGGTTTGAACTCATGATTCAACCTTGGCAAGGTCGTGTATTACCACTATACTATATCCGCAATCCTTGGTGGACCATTAGGGAATCGAACCCTACGATAATTGCTTGCAAAGCAATCAAGAACCCCAGCTCAATCATAGCCCATATAAATGGTCTCCTATGCAGGAATCAAACCTGCGATGTATGGTCCCAAACCAAACGTGTTATCTCTACACTAATAGGAGTTAAAACTAAAACTGGCTCCCCAAGTAGGACTCGAACCTACATAACGTTTCCGTATACACTTCATTAACAGTGAAGCCTCTTACCATTAGAGTATCGGGGAATAACTTTTAAAACTTGGTACCCTCAGACAGATTCGAACTGTCACTGACTAGATTCTAAGGCTAGTGCCTCTGCCAATTGGGCTACGAGGGCATTAAAACTTACACCTTTCTACCTTTATTCCAACCCTCCGGAATAATATCATGTTTCTTTATTTTCTTATTAATAGTACCATTATTAATCCACATAGTACCATATTGAGAATTCTTTTCACCTTTTTGGTTTATTGAATTCACACTACCTATTCTTTGCTTAGTTTCCTCAGTATGAGTTTTACCTAACATAGTTCCTGGTTTTCCGTAATTTGGATTTAGTTCTC